TTCCATATCATCAGCAGGTGCAGCCTCAGGTTCTGGTGCGGGTGCTGGTTCAGGTGTTGGTACCTCTTGCTTTGGAAGTTTCAGAGTAAATTTCTTTTGCTCTCCCAAAGTGAACATAGACACCTCCTCTTCGTTCTCGTTGAGTCTGTTTAGTTCACCCGCCAAAAGATTCATTCTCTTGAGTGCTTGTGAGTATGATTTATAATATTTTCTATTTTTCATTGGTTCAATGTAATCCAATGATTCATCAATTCTTTTCTTGATAATGTAACCAAGTTTTTCTTTTACAATTTCATATTGAACTCCATCAGCCAAAGTTTTTCCAAACTCAATACGTGATGTTTCATTAATTGAAGAAGGTCTAGTTTCTTTGTATCTAGCAATTTCAAGGATTCTATCGATCTTGTCTTGTCCTTGTAATTTTTCACTTCCGATAGGTTTTAAGTCAGCCATTTCGATAATATATTATTAGTTATTTAACCCATTAAATCCACCTAAAGCAACTGCCGTTAGTTGTACAACGGGTACATTTTGTGCTGTCGAATAGACTGGGTGAGGCAAGGGAGCAGTAGTAACTGTTCCTTCACAATTTATACAATCTTGATAATTGTAAGTTCCTGCGCTTAATACTGCCATAATTTTTTTCTTTATAAATATACGGATATTACCAAATCTTTATTTATTCAGTCTCTTGATTTTCTAAAGATAATTTTTTATCCATCAGTTTATTTTTGAAATTGTAAAGTTTGTCAATGTATTGGTTCCTTCTCAAGAATTTAAAAACCAAATTCTCATAAGAGAATTCACCATCTTTTTCCAAACCTGAACTTCTATATTTTTTTAATTTTTCTTTGAATTTTTCTATTTTTCCTAAGGCTGTATTTAAATCATCATCAAGAATATCTTCCATCAAGTTATCGATGGTTTCCATAACCCCTTTAACTTTTTTCATCAAAAAGTCTTTGTCAATTTTAACATTTTCCTTTTCGGGTTTGTCAACCCACTGATCAAATAATACAGAATATACACCCGTTGAGAAGTGAACTTCGTTGATGTCCTCAGCTTATAATTCAACTTCATAACCTTTTACAGTTATATTGTGAGTGGTATTGAATAAAGTTTTTTTGAGTTGAAACAGTTCTTTGTAAACATCACGATCTTTTGGTTCAAATTGTGAGAAATCAACATATAAGTGCAAATCAATATCTGAAAACTCAGACCAATTGAAGTTGGCCAAAGATCCTGTAAATCTAATATCATCAACAAATAAATCTTCACCCAAAAAATCCATAAATTCACCAGCAATTTGTAACAATGCAACACGGATTCCGTTTTTCAATACAGGGGTGTCAGTATCAACATCATTCCAAATCTTGGGGTTCAAAGTCTCCTTTGTACCAAATGACATCAATATTTCAGAGTATTTGTCCATAAACTATAAATACTCCGATATTAATTAAGGGAGTTTGTTGTATTTGAATGCTTTGGAAATTTTGGTGGTAAAGTATTTTCCTTGTGATTCCGCGAGTCTGAATTCCGCATAGACGTTATGAGGTACATTTTCATATTCATAACGGGTTCCATTTTTGAACTCCGCAATCAACTTCTTAGTCGCCGTATCGTATTCGGTTCTATTGATGTTTGATGATTCAATCTCGTTGATAATTTTTGTTCCTTCTATTGTTTGTGATTTTACGGCCATGTTACAAAGGGGTTTTGAGATCAACTCTATACAATAAATTTGAAAAGTAATCATCAAAATCAGAATTACTATCTTCATAATCCATAAGACCAAACCTACGAGCATCACTCTTCAACTTTTTTAAGTCGTAAATAACTCGTTCTCTTTGCATGTACATTTCACGAGTCATTCCTTCACCTCTTTGCAGTTGACGGTCTTTAACACCATGGTCAATAAACATTTTTCTCATAAGGATGTATCCACGGACAACATCCATCAAATCATTTTTTTTGATTTTTATAAATTTTCTTAATTGTGGTGTCATACCATATAAATACAACAAACCCCCACTTTTGGGTGGGGGTCGTGAATTACATTTTCAGTTTTTTGAGTTCCTCTCGGATTTCAATTGCTCTTTCAAAGTTATGATCTGAAATCACTTGTTTGAGTTCATTCTCGAGTTTTTCAATTTCCTCTTGAGAGTTTTCAAGTTTCTTCATTCTATCACGAAGGTGGATTGCCAGTTCGTAATCTTCATTTTCGATTGCTCGTTGGAGTTCAGATTTGAGTCTGTCAGCACTGACCTCTTGTTTTTTATTAGATTTGAACATATTAGTCATCATATCGTCATCAAAACCTGAAGAACGAACAAAGCTGGTAATTAAAATTTTACCATCATCAGATGTGAATGTCTCTTTATTCCATTCACCATTTTTATCTTTTCCCTTTTCCACATTATTTTTTCCGTGGATACCAAATCGTCCACCAAATGGATGATTACCGAACATATTATTTAGTTCATTGAACAGGTCATCGAAAGAATCACTTTTTCCAAACATATCTTTTCTTTTTTAGATTTTTATTGTTTATCTTTGTCCCAACAATAGTAAATAATGTGCCAATACCAAAATAACTATCTTTACTGACAAAATGTCAAAACAAAAATATTATCACCTGTCAAATTGTCAATATTGGTATTTGGAAAAATAATTGTATATTTGTGGTGTAAATCAAAAACAGTAATAACATGATTGAATCAATGGACGATAACGATAAGGGAGCCAAATCCCGTCAAAAACAAAGTGGAACTCCCGTCTTGGATAACTTCTCTAAAGACCTAAACAAGATGGCCGCTGAGGGTAAACTTGATCCCGTCATTGGACGTGAGATGGAAATCCACCGAATTGCCCAAATCCTATCCCGTAGGAAAAAGAATAACCCGATTATCGTGGGTGAACCCGGTAGTGGTAAAACCGCTATCGTGGAGGGACTGGCCAACAAGATCGTACAAGGCGACTGCCCCCGAAATCTTCGTGACAAACGTCTTGTCCTATTGGATCTTACCTCAATTGTTGCGGGTACCAAGTACCGAGGACAGTTCGAGGAGCGTATGAAGGTTATCATCGAAGAGTTGTCTGAGAACCCAGACATCATCGTCTTTATTGACGAAATCCACACGATCGTAGGTGCTGGTAACGCATCTGGATCGATGGATGCATCCAACATCTTCAAACCCGCTCTTGCCCGTGGTGAGATCCAATGTATTGGAGCAACCACTCTTGATGAGTACCGTACCAATTTTGAAAAAGACGGAGCACTTGAGCGTCGATTCCAAAAGGTCAGTATTGATTCTCCCTCAAAGGAAGAAACTCTACTTATCCTTCAACAATCTAAATCACGTTATGAAGATTTCCACAAGGTCCTTTACACCGAAGAGATCTTGGAGATGTGTGTTAATCTTGCGGATCGTTACATCACCGATCGTGAATTTCCCGATAAAGCATTTGATATCTTAGATGAGGTAGGAGCTCGTAGTCAAGTGGAGGTTAAGATCCCCGAGTCAATTGAGATCCTCAAAAACAAAGCGGCAGAACTTAAACAACAGAAGTTAGATGTTGTAAAAAAACAAGACTACGAACAAGCCGCTGAGATTCGTGATAAGGAGAAGAAACTTTTGGAACGTTTGGAGAAGGAAAAGGTTAAGTTCGAAAAAGAACAAGCCGAAAACAAAAAACCAATTGATCCCGAGTTGGTTCTTACAGTGGTGGCATCCATGACCAAAATCCCTGTAAACAAATTATCTGTTGATGACAAAGCGGCACTTGTTGGTTTGGAAGAGTCCCTCAAGCAACAGGTCATTGGTCAGGACGATGCTGTTAGGAAAATTGCTCGAGCAATGCGTCGGAACCGTCTTGGAATCAAAGACCCAAACAAACCAATTGGTTCGTTTATCTTTTTGGGTTCAACTGGTGTTGGTAAAACACACTTGGCAAAAGAACTCGCCAAACAAATCTTCGGTTCGGCCGATAACCTAATCCGAGTGGATATGTCCGAATATCAAGAGAAACACTCCGTATCGCGTTTGATTGGATCACCTCCAGGATACGTAGGTTATGATGAGGGTGGTCAACTCACCGAGCAGGTGAAGAACAAACCATATTCGGTGGTTCTTTTTGACGAGGTTGAAAAGGCAAATAAGGAGATCTTTCATACCCTTCTTCAAATGTTGGATGAAGGTCATCTTACTGACTCTTTGGGTCGTAAAATCAACTTCAAAAACACCCTCATTATTATGACCTCAAACATTGGTGTGAAGAAACTTCAAGACTTCGGTACTGGTATCGGTTTTGGTGGATCTTCATACTCAACGGAGGAACAGAAGAAGGAAATCTTGAAAAAGGAAATGAAGAATTACTTCTCACCTGAATTCATCAACCGTATTGACGAAACCATTATCTTCAATTCTTTGGATCAAGAATCACTGAAAAAGATCGTATCTATCGAACTCAACAAGTTGATGAAACGTCTTGGTGATCTAAAACTAAACTTCAGTTTTGATGATAAACTCGTAGAACACATCTCAAAAGTAGGGTTTGATGAAGTGTACGGTGCCAGACCGATCAAACGAGCAATTCAAGATGAAGTGGAGGACTTGGTATCCGAATCAGTCTTGTCTGACATTGTAAAAGAAGGTGGAACATACACCCTTTCAGTGGAAGATGAGAAAGTGGTTATCAAGTAAAAGAAAGGGGGTCTAAGACCCCCTTTTATTTTTTACAATACTTTGAGTTCTGACCATAATACATACAACGTAAAAGGGATACTTCAACTCTTATATCATGATATTGGTCTCCAACTGCAGCTCTATGACCATTTCTGATCGATAGAAATAATTCATATTCTATCTCTACAATTCTTTTTAATATATCATTTTCACTCATAGGCAAAAAAAATTTGGGCAAAAAAAAGAGGTCTTACGACCTCAATTATTATTCTTCTCTTAATAACCAAGTTGTTAAGATGTATTTATCGTTGGATACCGGTACATGACCTCTGTGAACATATGGCCAAGGTGCTGGCCAAACAATAAATGTTCCTTTAGTGGGTTTTACCATCAAACTTTGATGTAGGAACTCTGTTTCTCCACCCTCTTCGACATCATTGAGGTAAAACATAACGGCGAAGAGTCTGTTATAAAACTCACTATATTCACCCTCGGTGTGAAAAGACTTAAAGTGACCCACACCTTTTTCATATCTTTGTAATTGCCACACAGGGTAGTATGTTCCCTTACCAAAAAGATATTCGTGAGTGTTAAACTCATCTGTAGTTCTAAATCTACGAACATAAAGATCGATCTTTTCGTTAGCTGCATCAACAACCTGATTAACCAATTCTTCAAGTTCAGGAACTTTCATAATGTCAAAATCGGTAGTATCTTTGAATCTTTTATCTAAACCACTGGCAGTTATCCCTTGGTGATGATAATCTTCGTATTCGTGAAACGCCTCAATAAGACGATCACATAACTCCTCAGAAAGAGTCCCAGGGTAAACTCCGATTGTATCCTTGACGTTCATATTCGTGTTTTGTATATCCTAATCTGTTTATCATCTCGTGTGCAGTGTGGATGGAATTTTGTAAATCCTCCACTACAACATACTCATGCATTGTATGATAATTATAATAACCACAAGAAAAATTTATACAGGAAAAATCAAATTTTATTTTCAATTGTGAAACATCCGTATAAGGATGGATTTGAAATTCATGATGGGCAAACTTTTCTGTCAAAACTTCATCAGCAATTCGGAAAAATTCCGAATTACGATCAAATAATCTAATACCTGAACAAACTTCAGTCACCATGTAATTACTTGGGGCATCCAATTGGATGGCATAAGCAACATCCGAGAAAAACTCGGGACTTGCCTTACGAGATCCCAAGCATCCAGTCTCTTCTGAAACAAAGAATGCCGCTTTTAAATGTGGTAAATCACGGAGAGATACCAACGCACCGTAAACACCACATTTATCATCACCACCAATACCAACGGGTTTACCATCAGGATTATACCCTTTCAGAGACAACTTACCTTGTTTTTGACGATTAGGTAAAATTTCCTCGTGAACCATAATTTCATCTTGGAAATGATGGACCGTATCAGTATGAGCCACCATACAAGGGTAGAGTTTATCCTCATACCCTTGAGTGGTCTTAGTGGCATATACATTCATCATCTCATCAACCACATAAGGAATACCCTCTTTATCCAACCAATCAGAGATGTATTGGACCATAAGTTCCTCATTATAAGTTGCGGTACGAACTGATAACAGTTCCTTCAAAAATTCTAAGTCGTTCATTTTCCGATGGATTTACGATAGTTTGAAAGAATAGAATTGATGTTTTGACGACCAACAGGATTTGCACTTTGAATTGACCATTTGGGAACATCGATATCCCCATTATCCATACAGTAATTTACCAACCATTTTGCGGCATCATGACCAGTACCAAGTTCATCATCACCCAAATCATGATCAAAGAAGATTTCATCAGGGAGACCAAACTCACGGATATAATCAACAAACTCAGGAAATTCTTTTACCCAAACAATCTCATCAACTTTGGAGTCGTACTCAGGGATATATTGATCCCTCCATACACTCATATTCGGATCCCGAATATCGTCTAACCACAAATATGTTTTCATGTTGATAAGTTTTCAACAAAGATACGAAAATATTTGTGAATATCAAAATAGTCTATAAGTTGTCAACAAGTTTCTAACACCCTCAATTGGTAACCTGAATCTTTCAGATGTATACTCACCCGGTTTGTAAACTCTGATATCCACTTTTTCTGTTTCGTTGTCAAATCTTTCAATTGTGAATGAATCATACTGATTTCCATCAGGAAATTTTTTCATTTGACCAGGTGTTACATTAAAATCTTGTAATAATTTGTAATACTTTTGGTCCGATGTAAAATCTCTACCTTCAAACTCTTCTTCTACCGCATCCAAAAGTTTATCAATATACCTGTAGATTGGTTCTGGATCATAATCCGTACCCATTTCCCAAAAACCATCTTCGTAATTGGGGTAATGTGTGTGATTGAATATTACGTCCTTAATTATATCAGTAAGACTTTGATCACTATCATCATCTCCGTATTTTTCAATAAAGTTCATCAATTGAGATAAACTTACCAAAAACGTTTCTCTGGTTGTAACAGGTACCATTTGAATAAATTTTCTTGGGACGGGTATTGAATAGTCTTTATATAGTTCCTGTTCTATCTCTTCCCTAATTTTGTCGTTTCTTTCTTCCACAACACTATCAATAATATCTGAAACATATCTATCAAACTCCTGATCCAAAAAAGTTATAATTTTTTTCGCACATTCTGAGTCACCGTCTAATTCACATTTACCGTAGTTTATTTCAGGTATCATGTTGGACATCAATTTTAATAACCGTTTTTTCTGATCATCTTTAAACCAATAAAATCCATAACCTTCTTCCCAATCGCCGATCATAGAGTCGTTATCAATGAAATCATTATAACCACCATATTTAGAAGTTACATTATTGATAACCCATCGGGTATTGTCATCCAAACCAAATAAATCCCAATAATCCTCAAACTCCAAAAGAGCACCCTTCCCTTTTACTTCTAGAATCTCAGGTATTTCATCTATAAGATCTTGGGCAGAAATTTTACCTTCCAAATACCCCCTTATAACCTCAACCATTTTGTTAGGTCTTTTATCGTCTTCGAGTAAAAACTTAGATAGTTTCATATTTTTTATAAATACCACGAAGAATTCAATTTTTTGTTGTATATTTGAAATATGAAAAATGTATTGACCACAATTGTCCTTATGTTCACATTCACGATGAACTCACAAGTTATCAAATACCCAATTGATACCATTTATTACTTTGAGTTTCCCCCTCACATGGATATTGAAACCGCTCGACAGTGGAATAAGGTCGATTACATCAACTCAGGGACTTTCTTAGATACCAACGACCTATATTGGGTGATAGACCTAACCAAAGGTAAACTAACGGTCTACGGGACAAAATACAAGATCAAAAACACTTACTTTCCCGACTCCACAATCATGGTTTTGGATTACAAACTCAAAGGTCGAGATAAGTACAACCGACGAATCATGTTCTACAAAGATGAATACGGATACGAGAAGATGTTATTCACCATCGAACCCAAAACAAACAAGAAACAAAAAAACCCCGAACCAAACAAAGGTGGTTGGGGTTATGTAAAACAAGAAGGGGGTCAATGACCCCCTTTTTTATTATACTTTTTTCATCTGATCTTGGGTAATTCCCCATAAGACATTGTAGAAATTAGGATAGTATTCCAAAACTTCAGTGGTAATATCCCTACCATCACCATCCATAATTGGGAAACCCTTAGTAAACCATCTTTCATCGACATAGTTATTTTTAGCTACAGTTCTCAAACCTGATCTTACCATATCAACAATCTTATCACTAGCAATATCCTGTGGTGAATTAGATGGGAATGACTTAGCAGTCAATGGATCAACCTCAAATCTTCTTTTACCTGGTTGTAAACCCTTACCTTTTAGGTATGCCATCGCTCTAACCAAAGAGTCCATACCTCTAAATGGATCGACAAAAACCATGAGGGTAGAATCATCCAAATTCTTCAAACTTTTTGTACTTACAGGTGCGTCCATTTGCTCTTTAGTTTCTCTTTTCATTTTGAAACCATTAACTTTCGTACCAAACGCAACACCGGTACTTTGTTCCTGTATAACTTTCCTGATAATTTTCTCCAAATCAGATTCTGCTAATCTTATAACTTTCTTCATATAAAATATTTTCTATATAAATACTTTGTCATTAGAAAAAAAGTATTTATCTTTGTAAGAGAAATCACGGGTGGCTCCCTTAATAGTTAAGGCTGACCTTAAGCATCTGACCAAAAGTCTATACAGGGGGCGAAAGTGATTTCTTTGTTCTTTGAAAATATGGGGGTGACCGGTATTGATTGGCAGGGTTAGTCATACGGGGCATGCGGTGAGATGTTTCCTATCACCTTAATCTATGGATGCAACAATCAAACGGCGAAACTTTCGCAACACTCGAGGCTTTGGGTCTTATCCAAGCTGAGGAAGTTACTGTAGCCTAAGGCTATAGTGACAATGGGTCGGTGGACATATAACCTGGAAACAGAAGTCCCTACGGTGTGGTTTCTACCCAAAAAGGAATGGAGGTAACGTTTGGTGTTCTACCGATTTGAGTGAACACCCCACAGTTGTTGGTGACGATGGCAAAATA